TGATAACCGAGTATAGGTTCTTTTAATGTCTCAACCTTGGAGAATTTATTTAGTTGCTCGTTAGGCTGCCAGTATATTTTTACTTGGTGTAGACGTTTACCTTTTCCAGCTAACTTACCACCAATGTGTGTGAAACCACCATAACCTTGCTCTGTTAAATCATCTTTAAATGAGTCAATTATATCTTGGAATTCACTTCTAGTTATAGCCCAATCTTGCGAGATATTCCTTAACTCATCCATTAGATTAGCAAGACTTAAGTCTTTACCTTCTGCTTCGACTAACTCAATAGCTTCATCTATCCAATCATCTTCTCTATAAGCTGCAGCATTTCGAAGTAAGTTTAAAGTATCCTCCTCTAAAGGTTGATCTAAATCATAGAAGTTAACAGGTGCTCCCTCACCTATCTGATAAACAGTTTTACGAGCATTAGGTCCAGCAGTTTTAGCGTTTTTTTTTTGATACCTGTTAGCAGTTTGAAGATCATCTGTTGTGTATAAACCTTGTCCATATATCCCAGTATCAGTAGAGTACTGACCAGAGTCGTCTAATTCAAATTCATCAGCTGCGCCATGATAGAACTCACCTTTACCTCTAGTATCAGGAAGTTCTGAATTAAGTTTATCTAGTTTGACTTCACCTATTTCAGTGACTTGATCATAACGTCTCTTAGCTGATTGTAGTGTTACATTTTCAAGAGGATCAATTGAGATTTCTTCCTCTTGCATGTTCTTTAAGATATTAGCTGCCTTCTCATTCTCAGGGACATATTGAGTTGCTTTATCAACTCCTTTTAAAGACTTAGCTAATTTACCTGCACCAACTAATACGTCAGCAGCAAATCCAATACCTAAACCTTCAAGCATATTCTTCTTTCTTTTTACATCAGGCTCGTCTTCATCTAACGTAGCCCAATCATCTGAGACCCAACTATAAGTTTGTGGCCAATGCTCTTTTAAGGTACCTAAAGCATTATGATCTCTTTCTTGTACAGGTGCTATAGCATCAGCAGTAACACCACCTAAGCCTGCAACACCTGTTCTACCTAACCATTTAACAAATGGATCAGCTCCTAGTTTCCAACCAACTCTTGTATGAGCAGCAGCACCAGCAGCACCTAAACCTCTAGTGATAAGGATTGTAGGTACGACTACTGATGATATTTCTCTTATAGACTGTGTGACATCATTTTCAAATTCAGGGATGTTTGGAAGGTCTATAACCTCTCCAGGCATTACTTTATTATATAAGCTAATTCCCCAATCAAGCGTACCTGTAGGTATAGCTAAAGCAGCTTCTGCAGTTGTTTTTAATGCGTTCCCTTTTCCCTCTTCCTCTGGTTGTGCTACTTCCGTAGGAGTAGCTGGTTGTGCTACTTCCGTAGGAGTAGCTGTTTGCTGTGGTTGCTGTTCAACACTTTCAGAAGTAGCCTCCGTAGGGACTACTTCATCTACATTTAGTTCTTGTTCAGATTCATCCATTCGGAGTAAATCTTCTTCATCTATTGCATCTATGTTGTCCAGAAACCCATCTAAGGTTTCATCCATTAGTATCTAGTCCTTTCTAGTAGTAGTAAGTTTTCAGAGTTTGGCTCATATTTATACTTAGCTTTGTTGTAATTATCCAGAGCAGTTTCATCCACATCTCCTAGTAGGGAATCGACGAACATATTAATAAGTTCAGTAACCTGTTGACCTGCTAAATAACCTACATCTGTTTCAGGGTTAATTCCACTATCCAGAACATTAACACCATCATCTGTTGTTGTGGCTGTTAAATTCGGATTGTTAGAAGGCATTTGAGGTTGTAATTCTCCAGACCGTACATTAGGGTTTGCAGAGTTTTCAGGGGATGGTGCTAAGTATTCTCCGAAATCTTCAAGACGTGAAAATTCCCAAAGGTTCTTACCAACAGTTTGCCAATGTTCACCCCAATCTTCTACACGTTCTCCTACACGTTTTCTAGCTTTCCAAGCTAAAGAACTGACAGCTAATCCCATCTTATCCCAATCAACACCTCCTTCTTTTGCAGCTTCAATATCTATCTCAAAATTAGTTGCTATAGAAGGGAAAGCTTCAAGGAGTTCCATAGTTGCAGCTGTATCTCCAAAAGAGATAAGGTTTTCAGTTGACCAGTTAAAGGCATTCTCACCTTCACCCCAAGGTACAATTTCAAGATTAGGAGTGCCACTACGCATACCTATATTTCCCCATATACGAGCTGATACATCAGACCCAATAGAGGCATCTAGTTGTATTTGCTCCTCTTTAGTGATGTTGGTATCCATCTTTTCAATAGAAGGTGGCTTATCACCAAGGTCAATACCTAGAGTACTTTCAACAACTTGCTTATAGATATCGTGTCTACTATTACCTTTTTTTGTTCGAGTAGGTTTTCTACCAAAGATATTATATAGAGTTTCTATTTCAGGTGGGTAATGAAAACCTAATGGACCTTGTTCAGCATAGTCAGTAGCACTCTTTATTAGATCTTCTTGAGAGATTAACTTGTGTATGTTTTCAGGTTTAAAGATGTTTTTATTATATTTCTTGATGACATCATTTTGCCTTTTAATTTCTTTGGCAACAGCTGTTTCAGTTTTAGAAGTATCAGCAGCTGTAGGGAATCCAGGAACTTTATAACCTTTTTCATCGAAATTACCTGGTTGCTCTACCCAATTATCAAACCAAGCCTTTGTATTAAGCATAGCTTGTCGTGAAGGATCTTCTGCTTTTCCTGCGATAGCCTTGCCTAATTCCATACGATACATAGCTAATACATAATCATCCATTAACCCAACTGATGGATCATCTTTATCTATACCACTTTGATTAGCTGTATAACTAACAATACCTTTATCCCCAGTTAAGTAATTTATGTGAGATTGATTTGCTTGAGACGTAGCTGCATCAATTAACTTTGCATCATCTTTGAATGCCTTAATAACACCAATAGGGAATCCTGAATTATTTAGTTTTTCACTAGTTAATAAACCTTGCCTTTTCAGATCCTCAGCTTCACCATACCTTCTTTCATACTCTGGACCTTCGGCATGATTCTTGATTATCTCTTTCATCGCATCACTTTCAAAGTGATACCCCTGCTTTAAATATGCTTGCTGTATCTCTTCATATTTATCCCTCATATCAGCTGAGCTTTCAGTACCATCTAACGTACCGATATAATCCTGCATCTGCTTTGTAAATCCAGTTTTTGCTGTAGCTTTTTTAGCTGTTTCTACATTTGCAGCTGCATCGGATAGGTGTTGTTGTAACTGAGCAAAGCGTGTTGGATAATGATCTTTTAACTTGACCGTTTTATTAGGATCATTAGGGTCTGGTATTTCTTCATTACCCATACGATCTAAATCTTCCTGTACAAACTCACCAGAGGTCATCTGACCTTTAATGATTTCAACAGTTTTATCTAAAGCACCTTTTCTTAAAAATGGTTTTTTAGTATCTGGATTAAAAGCAGTTATCAAAGAAGAGTAAAGACCACGGAAACTTTTATCTTGTCTAAAGACTTTCTTAGCCTCCTCTATAGTCTGAAAACCTTTCTCTACTGCAATATTCTCTCGATAATCACCTAATAATGATCGATGAGCAAGGATAGCATTTTCATAAAACCCTCCTTCTTCAGCTAGTAAACTTCTATTTACACCTACTAAACCATTCTCAAGCATAAACTTCTTACGTAAAGCACGCATAGCAGCTTGCTTCTCTTTAACGGTATAAGCGTCTTTTACTTTAAACCTCTTACCATCTAATGTTATTTCTATCTCATCATTATTCTGCATCTCTCCTTCAAGCCAATCCTTATAGTTTTTACCTGCATTAGAAGCTTTAATCTTTGTATAAGTATAAAGCTTATCTCCTCCCATACTAGCTACTGCTTCAGCTTCTTCTTGAGTACCACCATTAGCTAAGACATTAAGAGCAGCTTCATTCATACCATGCTGAGTCTCTTTTAGATATGCCTTATTAGCGTTATACTCTAGCTGTTCTTCTTTAGTGACTAAAGGTTCTCCATTATCTTCGAGTTTTTCTAGCTCGGTTTCCTGAGCATCTACTTTAGCTTCTAGATCATCCTTCTCACGTTTCAGTTTTTCATCATTAGTTATTTTGTCTGCAAGTGTAGTAGAAAATTCAGCAGCACTTTTAAGTACTTTATTCTGATTTTTAATCCTTGCATTGGTGATTCGGGTGTCAGCATTTGATGCGAGTTGTAAGTTGTTAAGTTCTGTACTTTGCCAACTATCTATAATTTGATCGTATCCCATAGTTAATCCCAAATAGATGAGTCATATTTAATATCTAGGGTTTCTGGACCAAGCCCAAAAGTATTACTTGTGTCAAAAGATCCAGAACTACTTCCAGAATCCCAAATAGAAGAATCCATTTCGTAATCAAAGTCATAATCACTTCCAAAGTGGCTACCTCCTGCAGTATCCCAAAGACTATTATCTCCTGGATCTTCACGTTTCAGATTATCTCTATTCATCTGACCTGTGACGAATTGCTTACCTACATCAAACAGAAATCCGAGTGGACTAGGACCAGGTTCATCACCTCCATATTGTGGTAGATGACCTCCACCAGGTCTAGCAGCATTAGTATTGAGGTCTGCTGCATGGATAGCCTCTATACCACCACGTCGATACATACTATTAGCTAAGCTTTTAGTAGCTACTTCTCCAGATAATTTTGCAGAAATTTCATTTACTTTTGCGGCATGTTTTAATAGAGCTGCTCTCGGAGTCATAGTTACGGCTGAACGTCTACCTCCTTGTTCAGCAGCTGAACCACTAACTGTTGCTTGAGCATAAGAAGCTGCTATTTCAGTAGCACCTCTAGACATACTATTCCAAATAGCTAATTCATTTTGAGCTATTTTATCTGTAGCTGCTCGCCATTTCAGATTAGCTTGTCTAAAATTTTCTTGACCCGCATTTCTCCATTTAGCAAGAGCAGCCGTCTCCTTAATGTGGTGCTTGACTAATTCACGCTGATGATCTCTTCGGGCTTTTTTATTCTTCTGACCAGAGCCTAAGATTCCTCCTAAGAAATCAAAAGCCATTGGTGCATATTGTAGTAGCTCTTTCATTTTATTTTACAAAACTCGATAAAAGGTAAGTTATTGGGACCATAAATAACCTCCCTTAGAAACTTAAATCCCAAAAATCTAAGGAGTCGTATGTGTGTTGTGTTCCGTTTGTCAACAATGTTCCACAGCAAACTGTCTGGTCTACTGTCTACAAATCGTTTGACATCTCTAGCAAAAGTCTTTGGATTATCTTTACAGGCAGGAGTTGATAACATCCAAATCTGTCCATTTTGTGCACCACCTATAGCGGCAATCTTGCCGTCAGGAGTATGCAAGGAATAGTTATCCTCACCTGCTAAAGCATTGCTAACAATAGTGGCGATGTTATCTATACCATGACCTTCAAAGACTTCTCTTTTGTCGTCTTCTAATAAATTAGAGGCTACTTCAGTAGCAGCCTCTTTAGTTAGTGGGTAGAAGTTTTTAAGCACGTCTATAATATTTAGGGTTATAATCCCCTTCCCAGTTCAGAGAGTGAAGGGTTGCAGGGGATGGGTGAGATGATTTAAGTTGTACAGTTAAATTTGTGTTTCTTTCATATACAGGAATTGTATGTATATATTCATCAGCTATAGCGATATAATTTCCTTGGATATTATCCCACTCTAATGATTCATAAGTTTGAGAATAATCAGGTCTACCTGTTTTCTTTAAAGTAGTTTCTATTAAACCTACAGAACCAAAGCCAAACTTTAGTCTATGTACAACTAAAGATCCTCTAGTGTCTGCTCTAGGTTTACCACTAGATTGAGTAGCAGGATAAATTTTAGGTATTTCAACTAACCAATCAAAGACATATCCAAGTATTAAATTAGCACCTGTCCAGTCACCATCTACTTCAAGGTTACTACCGTTAACAGTTACTAACCCATACCTACCTATATCATTACCAGTATTATTATTATATACAGCTAATTGTTTGTTGCTGTTATAACCTGTTGGTTTTGGAAATACTGTTTTTTTAGTTGTAGCATTATAGGTACCTGCAGCTAACGAAGTAACTGTAGAGTGTGTATCTAGGTGTACAGTATGGCCATTAATTGCAGTTGTATCATCTTGCGTCTTAACATCATATGCTTCTAAAGTATAATTAGTACCAGTCCTTAATACTACATAATAGACATCATCTAGTATCTTATGGTGTACAAGAGTACCCGGTAATTCCCATCTAAACCATGCAGATTGTATACGACGTTCTCCATTACTGAAGTATCTATATCCCCATACATCGGTTGCTGTGTCTGTATTTTCAGAGCCAAATAGTATTAGCCCGTTCTCTTTAGAGACAGTGACATCCGTTATTTCTATTGGTAGTTTCTTAGATATGACTTTACTTTGTTCAACTACATTAGGTTCTCCTTCTCTTCTGGCTTCTGATATCTCAAAGAATCTAGCATTCTTACCAGTACTGTTTATAAAGCCTGTTGACGTACCTAAAGAGAATGGCACTATTTTATGGTTATAATTATAAGATGCTAGATAGTTGATCTTTGCAGTTTGAGGAGTGAAGGCATCACTATCTGTAGTCAACATAAATTGTTGATTTGAGCTATGTAGTAATAAGCCGCTATTAACTTCTATACCATCGTATAGAACAGTTGGGAATAGAGAGCTTGATTTTAAATCAATTGGATCTCCGTTACTTACAGCCTGAGCAGTCTTAGAAAAGAAATTATAGAAGTCATTAGTTTGAGAACATATAACATTATTCTCAGATAACATCACTAATCTATTCCTAAAGAATAATAGCTTTGAAATTTTTTTACCAATAAATGACGGCTCTGGGTTTGTTGTATCATCACCTACTAATCTTTCTATCCAAGGTGGTTTAGTAATTCTAAATATTCCATTAGGATAACTAGTACTAGATCCTCCGTTAATAGACCAATTCCCTGGATCACCTCTTTCTAACCTTATAGGTAAGGTATCAGCATCCATATTGATATTTATCCCAGGCGCTGGGCATTCTTCCCATATACCTGATCCGAATCTATCAGCTGTAACTGTAGAAGCTACATTATCCATTTGGAATTTTAGATAATAATCATCCTCTTCATCTGCACTATTAACTACCTTTACTACAAAATTATGTCTACATGATTTAGGTAAGTCACCAGCTGAGTTAACCTCAGAAGTCACTATATTCATTAATGCAGGTTCAGTTGTGGTTACGTTAAATGCTGAACTTTTTTTTAAATGTAAGCAGTTACCTACAATTGTAGAAGTAATTCCATGACCACCTATTCCATCTAGAGTGGTCTTCATACCACCTAATATCGCTGCAGCTGTTATTGATTCATCAGAATTAGAGGAGGTAGGTGCAGGTCTTACAGCAGCTAGATTAGCTCTAGATGTAAAAGTTTCATGACTCTTGACTTCAACAGTACCAGTAGCACCTTTCTCCATTGTGAAGCCTTGGGTATCACCAGTAACAAAACCTTCTCCACCAAATTCTAATTTACAAAACGCTTGGTAGGAGTTGTCATAGTTAGGGTGATTATTTGTACTACCACCACCTTCAGCTATTGGCTGACATCTAAGATCAATTTCATACGTTAAGTTATTTGCACCTCTTATACTTTCTCTAGACATCTTTTGGCAATTACCATCATTAGTACCTAAGCCTCCTAATGATTCGTGTACTGCTAAGGAAGTAGCTCTATTAGTTGTAATGGTAGATGTATTAGATGGCTCGTATATATCTAGTGCATACTGCTTACCATAAGAAACCGTCTTTAATTCTACTACTGCTTCATGTACTTCATCTGGTGAAGTAGAACCACTAAGCATCTCAACCTGCTTAGTTCTGTTAGTTAAAAAAGTATTATAATTAACAACTAAGGATTGTATATCTGTAGCATCTGTCCAGCCTGCTAGATACGTGCAAGCATTAGTACCAGGTACATTAGCATAATCAATAGGTATAGAAGCACCATCTCTAGTTCTCCATACTTGGATAACACCAGACGTATTTACGTTACCTATATACTGATCAGTTTCTGTCTCGTAAATATGAAACCAACTTAATGTCCCACTGTTAGGAGTGATAGATGATATTAATTTACCACCAGGTCTTTTAATTAGACCGAGAGTTATATCAGGTAAACCATTCTTTAAATCAACAACTTGTCCTGCAGCCTTCAGTTCGTCTGGCTGTTCTGATATACCTAAAACATAGTTCGGTATTGTCTGTGTTATTCCTGCCATTAGCGTGCTAATCCTATGTAAGGTTTATAAGTATTAAATGACGACTCATGTGGATAACCTAAGAAATTATGATCACCTTGGTTGCATTCATATTCCATACAGGCAGCTCTAGCAGACTGCTCTTGTACTTGTATTAGTTGCACTAACTGTGGGTTAGTAACCAATTGAGTTGCAGCTCTACCTGCAGCTTTATAAGTAACTAATCGTTTAAAGATAGAAGGTAGATCTTCGAAATCAAATAGCCAAACAATGTTGACATACTGATCATCTGTCCATACATCTGTATGGTTAACCTTGTCATATAAACGTCCGTTTCGTTTTACTACATCTAAGAATTTATCCTCTGCCTCTGCTAGATCCATACGTAATGCATTCGTATCGAATAATATATAGCCATTAGCATCAGGTGTTTTCTTTATATGATCTTCAGTATTAAAATGCCAACCTTCATTCTGTACATCAATATTAGATTCCTTTAATAAGTTATGTACAAAAGCTATCTCAGGGTTATCGTAAGTAGATATCTGATTACTATTAACTGTGTAAGTTCCTAGTGTTGTAACTGGGGATTGTCCAATCGCTCCCAGTATTGTATTCACTGCGGATAGTTCGGTATCGGTGTCTT